TCCAGCGCGGTCATGGCTCTCTACGCCAACCTGACCAACTCGTCGATCTACGGCAGCCGCCGGGATCTCGAGGTGCAGAGTTCGGACCAGGTCAACTTCCTGTCGGATCAGACCGTGATCCGTGCCACGGCTCGTGTTGGCATCAGCCACCACACCCTCGGCAGCGACACAGTCGCCGGCCCGGTGATCGCCCTGGTCGGTGCTGCCTAACGGCTTGACGAGTGTGCAATCTTGAGCGGGCGGCTCCAGACGGGGCCGCCCGCTCTCATTGTGGAGGTTGCATGCTAATCAAGGTCGGCGGCACTGAGGTCGAGATCAGGGCCGAGGCGATTCTCTCTGGCCCACGGTTCGGGCCGCTGGCCAACCTGTTCGGCTGGGCTCAGGCCCTGATGCCTCTCGGCATCCGGCCCACTCTGGGCCAGGGCGCGTTCTGGTCTCAAGTGCTGACGCGAATGATGGAACAATTCGTCGATCAGTGCGAGTACATCATCTGCTTGGACTTCGACACGTTTGTAAGCAAGCAGGACATCGAGCAGCTGTTCGCCATGGCGCTGGCATTCCAGTGCGACGCCATCGCCCCGCTGCAGGTCAAGCGAGAGGACGGCAGGCCGATGCTCACGCTGCTGGGCACGCTGGACGATCCGCCGGCGGGCGGCACAACCACCCTGCCGGCCGCGTGGTTTGCCGAGCCTGTGCAGCAGGTGGACTCTGCCCACTTCGGCTGCACGATTCTCTCAACGGCAGCACTCAAGCGAATGCACAAGCCGTGGTTCTGGGAACAGCCCGACCCGCAGGGGAGTTACGGCGATGGCCGCGTCGATTCTGACATCGGCTTCTGGCGCACGTGGCGCGACTCTGGGAACAAGTGCTTCGTCACGCCGCGCGTGTCAATCGGCCACGGCGAGTACGTCGTGACGTGGCCTGGCAAGGATCTCGGGAAACCTGTTTTCCAGTACACGGGCGACTGGATGAAGAACAACAAGGCCCCCGACACTGCATGGAGCGTAGGCCAATGACGAAACTGAAGTTCACCAGGCCGTGGCGTGGCTACTGCTCTGGTCAGTCGGCGGACATCCCCGGCGGCTTGGCTGCCGAGCTGATCGCCCGCAAAGTTGCTGTCGAGGACAAGCAGCAACCGCTGATTGAAACCGCTGCTCTCGAAGTGCCAGCCAGGACGGCAGACGCCACGCCACGCAGAAAGAACAAGCGATGACGTACCGCAGCCTGACACGAGCAACGCAGCCCGTCGTGGAGCCAGTGACGCTCACGGAAGCCAAGGCCCACCTGCGCGTCGATATCGACCAGGACAACGCCTACATCATGGGCCTGGTGGCGGCGGCTCGCGCGTGGGTCGAGGAATACCTCGACAGGTCGCTGGTCCACACGCAGTGGACTATGAGGCTTGACGGCTTTCCGCCCAACGGCATGGACAACATTGAGTTGCCGCGGCCGCCGATGGCCACGGCTGCTGCAGTCACTGCCGTAGCCATCACGTACACGACCGAGAGCGGGGCCGTGGTTGTGTTTCCGTCGAACGAGTACCGGGTCGATCGGCACTCGACGCCAGGCGGGATCAGCCCGCTATTCGATCAGGCGTGGCCTGTGCATCGCCGAGACGAGAACGCGGTGGTGATCACCTGGTGGGGCGGCTACGGCGAGGACGGCCGGAGCGTTCCCACACAGATAAAGCACGCAATGCTGATGCTTGTGGCGCACTGGTATGACCGGCGTGAGTCTGTGCTGACTGGCACCATTTCCACGGAAATGCAGTTTGGCGTGCACTCGCTTTTGGATTCGTGCCGCTGGGGAGCCTACCGATGAGCACATACGAGCAGCTGCCGGGCCAGCTCGGTCTTTCGCTTCGCCGAGGGGACGAGCTCAGCACCGCCATCGACTTCTCGCCCACGACCATGACCGGCTACACGGTGACGGCCGTGATCACGTCGCTCGTCACCGGCAACACGGTGACAGCCTTCACGACCACGCTGACCAATGCTGCTGCCGGGATCGTCAACGTGGCGCTCACTGAGGCTCAGACGACGGCCCTGCCGGTCGGCACCTACGGCTGGCGACTTGAGTGGGACGCCCCCGGCAGCGTGCGACGTACGGCTCTTCAGGGCCAGGTGGAGGTGGTCGGGTGACGACGACCGCAACCGTCACGAGCAGCCCGATCACGGCCTCCGTTTCCGGTGCGTCTGTGTCCGCGTCTGTGACGAGCTCGAGCACCTCGGCGAGTGTGTCGGCTGCTGCCGGGCCTGCGGGTGCCGTTGGCCCAGCGGGGCCAGCAGGAGCCGCTGGGCCGCAGGGGCAAGCTGGTCCAGCAGGAGCAACCGGAGCCAAGGGCGACACTGGATTGACGGGGCCGCAAGGCGTTGCTGGTGCTGCTGGCGCGACCGGAGCCGCCGGGGCTAAGGGGGACCAGGGCGACACAGGCCCCGCGGGACCGACAGGCTCACAAGGGCCGCAGGGCGTTGCTGGTGCGACAGGGGCAACTGGCCCACAAGGACCGGCCGGATCGGCCGGAGCCAAGGGCGACACCGGACTGACAGGAGCAGCTGGCGCCACTGGGCCACAAGGCCCGGCTGGTGACACAGGTGCGACGGGACCGCAGGGACCAGCCGGGACTGCCGGGGCGACAGGTGCTACCGGCCCTGCTGGATCGACAGGAGCAAAAGGCGACACAGGGCTGACTGGCCCGCAGGGGCCGCAAGGGGCGACTGGGGCCACAGGGCCGCAAGGCGCTACTGGGCCTGCCGGAACGGTTGACGACGCGACGATCGACGGTGGCGCGTACTAGTTAACGGCCGCACCGGCGGCCTGCATAACCGCGAGGTGTTGGAATGATCCGACCAGGCGACCTACGAGAGCGGTTGACAGTCCAGATCGCCAGCGGCACCACCAATGCCTTTGGCGAGACAGTGCTGGCTTGGTCTGACTCCTCGGCGGTCTGGGCCAGCGTGGAGGGCGTCTCGTCCCGTGAGGTTCTGACGGCGTTCCAGCAAGAGACGGCTGTGACGCACAGGCTGCGGCTGCGGTATGTGCCCGGCCTGACGACCCAGATGCGTTTTGTGTGGCGTGGCCGCACGCTAGAGATTTCTAGCCTGCTCGAGCACCGCAACCGCACCGAGCACGAGGCCATTTGCAAGGAGCGGACCAATGGCTGAGCAAGTCGGCATCAGCATCACAACGAGTATTCCTGGGCTGGAAAGCATCCGCAATGCGTTCATGGCCCTGCCCAAAAACCTGGCCGCCAAGCACATGGCTGCCGGGCTGCGGCGTGCTGCTGAGAAGGGTGGCACGCTGCAGGCCCTTAAGTCTGCAACGCCTCGCGGGCTTACAGGCAACCTGAGGCGATCCATCGCGATCAAGAGCAAGCGATACCCACGCACCGGAGTCGGCGTGGTCGTCCTTGGCTTCCGTTCTGGCCGCAAGATGAACGAGCCCTACGACAATAAGAAACTTGGCTACCACCAGGGGCTCGTCGAGTTCGGAACCAAAGAGCGTACCCGCCGCACGCAGGGCGGCATACGCGTGTCTACGGGCAAGATGCCGGTGGGCGGTGCGTACGGCAGGCCGCCGGTTCGATCTGCATGGGAGCAGACCCGCGAAAAGGTCGAGTCGCTAATGGTTGAGGAAATGACGGCCGCGTTCAACGCAGCTGCCCGCGAGCTCGCCGACCAAATCAAGTCACTCCAGGGACCGTTCTGATGGCGCTGAAATCCCCGGAAGCGATTCTGCGAAATGCCCTGATCAACAACGCCGACGTACAGGCGTTGATCAACGGCCGCATCTACCCGCTGAGGTATGTGGGGACCGCACCAATTGATTTTCCGCTGATTATCTGGCGACGCGCCCGCGTCCTGCGGGAGATGGCAATGGGCGGTCCAGTGGGCCTCCCACGCGTCACAGTCGAACTGTACATCTACGGCACTGGCTACGAGACTGCGCGAGACTTGGCGGACAAGTGCCGCCGCGTTCTGGATGGGTTCGCTGGCGTTCTCGACAATACGGAGGTGCGGCACACGTCCTTGATGGACGAAGCCGACGACCTGGTGGAGATCGAAGGAGCGCAGAACTCGCTCTATCTGGTCCGGCAAACATACGACCTTTTTTGGGTGGAGAACTAATAAATGGCTTCGCACGCTCAGGGCACGACGCTCACATTCGCTGGCACAAACTACACCGTCACGAACGTCACCTACTCGATGACCGACGTGGCGGCTGGTGACACAATCGACGTGTCCCACCTTAGCCAGTCTGCTGGCAGTTCTGTTCTGACGATGGACAGGCCGCTAAGGGGCTCTGCCACCGATACGGGCCGCGAGGTCAGCATGGAGTATCTGGGCAACGCCCCGATCACCGACGGCAGCACTGGCACGCTCGTGATCGCCGGTGGCCCGCTGTCGCTCAGCGCAGCGGCCACCGTCAGCTCGTCGAGCGTCACGCTGGCCGTGAACGACGTTGTCCGTGGTCAGGCGACATTCCGAGTCGCGCGGGTCTAGTCCGCTACGGGGGCTTCCGTGGCGACTTACTCCCAAAGCTGCTCCGTGTCATTTGCCGGCTCTTCGCTGACCGAGCTTACGAGCGTGCAGCTTGAGCTTGGCGGCGGGCTGCCTATTGGTCGCGGAAGTGCGTATGCACCCAGCGGCGGCAGCGTGACGGCAGAGGCGTTGGCACCGGCGTCTTTTAACTGGGGCCAGTACGGCTCGCTGAGCATCAGTGGAGGCGGCATCAGCTTGACATACAACGCAGTATGTACAGGCAAGGGAGCCACTGCGGCTGCCAACGATGTGACGCGTTACACGTTCACGTTCGATCTCATTGGATGAACTATGGCACTGACGAAAGAACAGATTCTCGCAGCGGACGACCTGGGCCTCCTCGAGGTCAAGGTAAAGGAGTGGGGCGGCAGCGTCTTCATTCGCGTCATGACCTGCGGCGAGCGTGACAGCTACGAGAACGACTGGGTGGCAAACAAGGGCAAGGGCGTCGAGAACTTCCGCACGAAGTTCCTGGCACGCTGCCTGTGTGACGACAAGGGTGCGAGGCTGTTCACCGACGCAGAGATCGAGCAGTTGGCAAAGAAGTCAGCCAAGGTGATGAGCCGGGTTTGGGCCAAGGCTATGGAGCACAACGCCCTCACAGACAAGGACGTAGAGGACCTCGCAAAAATCTAGCACTCCGCCCGACGAGGGTTTTCCTGTTTCGTCTGGCGGCGCATCTCGGAATGACGGTCAAGCGGTTGTGTGAGGAAATGGATAGCAGGGAGTTTGCTGAGTGGATTGCGATCCACCGGCACTTCCACCCGCTTCCTGACACGTGGCGGCAGACGGGCCTTGTGGCTAGTGCGGCACTCGCGCCGTACTGCCCACGTGGCAGGACACCGAAGGCGGAAGACTTCGTGCCGGTGGTGAAAGCACCAAAGCACGATTTGCAGATACAGGAAGCGTTGGAACAGTTGGCACGAGACCTGGCGGGCGACTAATGGCAACGGTGATCGGACTCGGCGTGCAGTTCTCGGCCAATGCCAACGGCATGACCAAGGGACTGTCGCAGGTTGATCGCCAGCTGCAGAACCTCGGCAAGCAGGCCGCGGCCGCCGCGTCGCTCTTTGACGCTTTCAAGGGGTCAACTGCTGCCGCAGGCGAGGCCCAAAAGCAGGTAGCCACGGATATCGCGTTCCTCGGGTCGGCCTTAAAGACGGGCCAGATCTCGGCTGAGCAGTACGCCGCCGAGCTCCAGGCGGTTGTCGGCAGTGCCCAGACTGCGGCGGCTGCGTTTGCCGAGGGGGCGCGGATCACCGAGCAGGTGGCCACGGCCGAGGAGCGGCGCACCAACGAGCTCGAGCGGCTCGGCCAGCTGCTCGCTGCCGGTGCTATCAGCGAGGAGACCTACGCTCGTGCGGCGGCAGAAGCCAGTGGTGCAAATGAAGAGGCGGCTGCGGCCGAGACTGACAGGGCAAAGGCTCTGGCTCGAGCTGCTCAGATCACGCAGGCCAATCTCACGCCACAGCAAAAGTACGACGCCCAGGTGCAGGAGCTGGGTGACCACTTGGCCGCCGGCCGCATCTCGCAGGACACCTACAACGCTGCTTTGAACAAAGCCGCCGCGGAGTGGGCAAAGGGCACGATGGCTGCGGACAAGTTCGGCGACTCTGTCGATGGTGCCGGCGACGGCGGCACGATGAAGTTCAACGAGTTGAGCGGTGTGCTCTCTGCGCTGCCCGGCCCGATTGGCGACGTGGCTGGCCGGCTCTCCGGTATGGCCTCCGCCGGCGAAGGGCTTAGCAAAGTATTCGGCGGCGGCGCTGGCCTGGCCGGCGGGCTTACCAACATCGGAGCTTCGGTGGCTGGGCTTCTCAACCCGTTCACTATTGGCCTGGCTGCGGTTGCTGCGTTTGGTGCTGGTGCTAGTGCGGTGGCCAGCGGGCTGCTCAGCCTTGAAGATCGCGTCGAGACGCTTGGCAACACGGCCGACAAGTTGGGCGTGTCTTTTGAGTTCATCCAGACGCTGGAGGAAGCTGGCAACCGCTCTGGTGTCTCGATCGAATCAGTCAGCACTGCGTTCGGCAAACTGCAGAAAACACTTGCTGGTGCAGACGAGGAAAGCAAGGCCGCAACGGAGGCTCTTGGCAAGCTCGGCATCTCGTTCACGGACTTAGAAAACCTGAGCCCAGAGGAGCAGATAAGGCTCATCGCCGAGCAGCTCCAGGGAATTGATGACCCTGCCAAGCGGACAGCCGCAGCGATGCAGATCTTTGGCAAAAGCGGAGCGGACCTACTGCCGCTGTTTGCACAACTCGGTCCAGCGGCCAACGACATCGAGCGGCTGGGCGGAGCGCTCACCGCAGTCGATCGCGGCAGGATCGACGACTTTGGGAATGGCATCGACGCGTTGGGCGTTGCGAGCTCAAGGCTCGGAGAGCTGCTGCTGCTGCCGTTTGTCGGCTTAGGCGAAGGCATCGCCCAAGGCTCGGCCGAGTTCCTTGGTGGCATCAACGCAATCGTAGGGCCGATTGGCGACGTGCTGCAGCCTGTGCTTGCCAGCTTGGGCACGGCCTTTGAGGTTGTCGGCGTGGTGATTGGTGGCATCGGCCGCATTGTCGGGGAAATCATCTCGCCTATTGGCGATCTCGCCGAGGCGTTTGGCATTGTCGGTGAGGCGTTTGGCACTGCGTTTGTGGACGGCGTGCGGTATCTTGTCGATGGCGCTGTAGCGGCCACTGCGTTTGCCGTATCGTTCTCTCCTCTCGGTGCTGTCGCCGGCACCCTTGGGGCACTTGGCGAGACTGTCTCCCGCGTTTCCAACATCATCGGAGAGGCTCTCTCGCAGGTTGGCGGCTATATCGGCGACGTGGTGGCATCGTGGGCTGAGTTCTTTGGAATTGAAGCTGCCATCGAATCGATTGGCGGAATGATCTCTTCCGTGTTTGGGAGTGTGTCCTCAACCTTCGAGATAATCTCCAACGCAATCGGCGGGACTGTCGGCCGACTGCTCACGATCGCCGAGCAGTTTCTTGGCATCACCGCAGAAGTCGCTGTGCCTGTTGCACCAGAACTTGACTTGTCGCAGCCCACGCTTGCTGCCGCACAGTTCGCCAAGGAGATCGGCACGGCGACCACTGCTGCGGCTGAGTTTGGAGCCGCTGGATTTGAAGCGGCACTGGCCTACCAGAACTCGCTCGAGCAGATCGCCCAGCTGCAGGCCGACGGCACGCTGACGGCGGAAGAGGCCAAGAGGGCAGCAGAGCAGGAGAAGGCCGCTTTTGACGCGAAGATTGAAACGCTCGACAAAGAGGCCCAGACCCAGGCTCTTGCCGCAGAAGCCGCCCAGAAGGCCGCAGACGAGAAGATTGCGGCGGCAGAGCGTGCAGCAGCTGCTGCCGTCGATGCCGACCGGAAGCTGGCCGACGCGTTCATTACTGCACAGGGGCTTGGCGGTGGCGAACAAGCCACGGCCGCAGAAACGCTGCTGGCGATTTCCAGGCAGATCGAAGAGACAGAAGCGGCGATCGTTGATGCTCGTGCCGCGGGCGATGCCGCAGCCGAGCAGGCTGCGACTCGCCGCCTGGCTGTGCTTGACCAGGCCCAAGCCGCAGCCGAGGAAACGGCTCAATTTGGATTCTCGACACAGGATGCCGAGCGGGCGATTGAGTCTGTCCGAGAAAAGCTTGACGACACGTTCACGGCCGTCAACTTTGAGCTTGCACCAGAGGCGTTCACCGCAGCCCAAGAGCAGCTGGCCCAGCTGGAGGCCGACCTCGAGGCCAAGGTTATTGACCCTGAGACATTCGAGCAGGCCGCTGATGCGATCCGCTCTGGCTTTGAGGATGCCCTCGAGACAGCAAAACAAATCAGAGACCTTAACGAGCAATATGCCAAGCGTGCTGCCGAGATCGAAGCCGACCGGCTTGACGCTCTTTCTCAGGTTTCACAGCAGATCGTCCAGGCTACCGACGTGCGGACGAGCGAGGGCGCAAGCGAGTTCCTGCGGCTGGCCACCGGCCGCGAAGATCCGGCGATTTCAGAATACCGCAAGCAGCTTTCGGAACTACAGAAGATAGCCCGAGAGATCGGCAAGCTTGGTGGCGTGGTTGACATTGTGGGGGCCGCCTAATGCCAGTAATCGCATACCGCGAGGTCATACCTCGCACCTTCGCGCACAAGTTCGGAGAGTCTCCGACTGCCGAGATCAAGTACCACCTCACCACAGATGGCCCAGTTGGTACGCAGGAAGCCCTCAACACAGTCGGCATATTCCACGGCACGCCCCACCCGGAATATGCCTATCTGCTGTGCAGCGAGGGTGCTGTCAACGAGATCGACCGCTTCCATGTGGAAGTGACCTACTCGTACTCTGTTCCCGCGACCGGCACGCAGGACAGCGACCCAAACCCGCTCGCACGTGCCGACATCTGGAGCTTCTCAACAGGCGGGGCGGCAGTTCCAGCGCTGGCCTACTATCACGGCAGCGGCAACGCCGACGTGCGTGCCCTGGTCAACTCGGCCTACGACTTCTTTGAAGGGGCGATGACCGAGGAGAGCGAGCTTCGCGCCACGATCTCAGGCAACCGGACTAGTTTCCCGGTGGGCGTAGCTACGCAGGTGACCAACGCTGTGAACCTCGACGCATACCTGGGGGCTCAGCAGTACCAGTGGAAGTGTTCAGGGATCAGCGGCCAGCAGCAGGTGGAGGTCGTGAACGGTGTAGAGATCAAGTATTGGTCCGTTTCTGTTGAGCTTGCATATAGGCAAAGCGGCTGGAGGCTCATGCTGCCAAACGTGGGATACAACTACCTCGAAGGCAGCCGAAAGAATCGCGCATACGTGATCGACCCAGACAGCGGCGAAAAGGTGGCGTCGTCCAATCCCGTGGCCTTGAACGACAACGGATCGCTGAAGGGCTCTGGCGTAGCCCCAGACATCCTCTACCGCCGCGTGCACCGCGAGGTGAGTTTCCAGCCGTTCTTCGGAACGCCGCCCTTCTAAAAGCAATTACACACACCTAGTAGGGTGGAGCTATGTCAGAATTCATCGCACTGCCGGGACCGCTCAACATCTCACTTACGGTCGGGGATGAATTTGGGATGTTGGCCGACCTGAGCATCGACACCACTGGTTTTACGTGGACGGCAATCGTCTACGAGGCGGCCACGACAGTCTCTTTTGTGAACCCGAGCGGCGTCAGCACGCAGGGTGCGACGGCGGCCACGTTTGCCATTACAGTCGTGAACGCGGCGGCCGGCCAGGTAAACCTGTCACTGACTGAGATTCAGACGGCTGCCCTCAGTCCGGCGACGACTTACCGGTGGTATCTGCGTGGCGTCTCGCCTGGAATTGTGACCAGGACGTAC